GGCCTTGATGCCCTGGTTGGCAAGCCGGGTGCGCAAATCCTCGTCCCGGTTGGCAAACATCGGGTCCAGCCGCTTCCGGCCAAGGTCAAACAGGCGGCCTTCCGTCTCTTCATTGCCGAGCGAAAAGTTCCCGGTGAGTTGCTGTCCCAGCGTGCCCGACAGGTCTTTCCCGAGGGTAGCAAGGTTGAGGCTGGCCGCGTCTTGCTGCCCCTTGATCGCCTTCTGTTGATCCGAGAGGGTTGTCGTCACCGAGAACTTGGGGATCTGATAGGTTTTCCCGGTGTAGGGGTCCGTGACGGTCGTCATTCCGGTCTGGTCGAACGTCTTGGTCCCATCGGGGCCGTACTCGTTCATGTTCTGCAGATAAGCGTTGGCGATGGACGTGGAGATGTTTGTCCCTGTGGTCGCCGCGCTTGTCAGCTTGGGATCGGTCGGCTGGGGGGCTTTTTGCTTACCCATAGTTCACCTCACATTGAAGCGCGACCGCTTCCAGGCTTCTTCTGTCAGAACGTAGATGCACCCAGCCAAGCAGCGGCCATACAGGCGGGGGATGATGTGTTCTTCAGCCCCAAGGGCCTGCCAGATGCGCCTTGCTGGAGCATTTGCGGCGGCAATCCTCGCGACAGCCGCCTGACACTTTAGCCCGTCGTAAACGTAGGCCAGCGCCACCCGGACAACCTCTCGGGTCATCCACCCGCGATGTTCCGCCGCTGCTGATATTTCGATCAGGCCGTGATCAGGTTCCCAATTGTGGAAGACGAGGCCCGCGACAATCGCGCCGCGATGTTCAACCCCCAGAGCGCGGCAGTTTCCAAACCCATCGCCCGAAACCTTGATGCGATCCGCTACCCATGGGGCCATGCGGTCATCAAAGAATGGCGTCACGCCACCATCGCCCCCGACCGAAACTCCACGTCGATGGCTACCAGCTCCACCTGCGGCGTCGGCGTGACCCCGAATGTCAACTGCAGCTCCGGGGCGATGACCGACCCCGTGACCCCGACCCCGACCCAGTTTGCCGAACTCTCTAGAACGGCGTCCGCGTCCCAGGTCGCCGAATCCCACAGCCCGCTGTCCCATTCGTCTGTCGTGTATTCTGCGGCGGATGACGGCGGCGAAGATGTGACTTCCGAAAAGTTCGGCAGGGCCGAAAGCTGCGGATTGATCGGGCTGCCAACCTGGAACATCGCGCGCATCTGCAGCACGGTCTTTTGAAGGCCGTAAACCCCGAGATGCTCATGCTGTCCAAGAAACAGCGCGGTGTAGATCGCGCCCGCATCCGATCCGCTGGTGTCCATCAGGTAGACGCAATCATCCCCAGCGCCGAAATAGGCGTTGTCGGCGTAATACCCCATGCAGCGGGTATCCCATCCGGTGCAACGCGACCACGCCCCGGTCAGAAGGTTCACAGCGAGGGCCGTGGATGACACACCTGACGTGTCGGGCTGCGAAATATACATGATGCCCCGGCGCTGCGCCTTGACCAACTGCCAGCCGCTGGCGATGGTTCGCGCCTGAAACTGCCAGTAGGGGGTGATCGGCCGCGAAACTGCCTTGCTTTCCAGCGCCGCCAGATCGTTCTGGATGGCCGCAGAAACCGGGATCAGGCCCACTTCCGTGGCAATCAGCACATCCCCCCCGGCTTGGGTGTAGGCGTTCTTTCCAAGCGGCTTTGGCATCGCGTAGATGCCCTGCAGCGCCCAATCTGCCGCCGATCCTGGATTGGTCCCGGCGTAAACCGCGACCTCACCTTCGGTCGAGACGAAGATGCATTTGTCGTCCAGACCAGCGCCGCTGTCCTGTGACCATGCCGCGCCGAACAGCAGCGAACCCCCCTTGCGGAATACCCCGGCAAGGGAAAACGAGTTGGCCGCGCCGCCGATGCTGTCAACAGGCAGATACCACGCGACCATTGTCCCGCCCTGGACGAAAAACAACCGATTGGCGAAGGACCAGACCTGCGACAGGCCCGAAGTCGTCACTCCGGTAATTGCGGGGGTGGAAGCCCCATCAATGGCCGTCCATGTCGTGCCATTGAACAGCTGGGGATCGTCGGTGCCGTTCACCGCGTAAAGGAAGTCCCCGCCAGCGGTGCCGAATTGAGCAGTGGAGTAGTCCCCAGAGGTTTGCCCGGAAATCGTCGCCGTCAGGGCCACTTCGGGGTCGGCTGGGGATGTGATGGTAAAGATTGCATCCGCCGTCGCCCCGAAGAACGCGTCAGTCGTGCTGTTGTAGGCGAACAGCGCCGTCACCGGCCCGGTCAAGGTGGCATGCTTGACGCTGCCGCCACGGGGGCGGACGCCGGTCGGGGTGCAGAGCCAGTTGTCAAGAATTCGCGCGCCCGCCGGTTGGACGGTGGCGAGGTTCTCGTTCAAAATCCACCCCCGAACCGGAGCGGGGAAGGTGAACGACTGCGAAGGCGCGGGTTGTGGGGGCTGGCCGTTGACCAGCTTGCGAACCGCCATCACCTTCTTTTCGCGGACCTGCATCAGAACCGGCCCCGATCATCAAAGCCCGCAAAGTCCTTCAGCGCGGCTTCGTATTCGGCTTCCTCGTCCTGGTAGGGCATGCCCTTCTGCCGACGCCACCGGACGACAAGCCCTTTCAAGAGCAAATCCTCGTCAATCAGCGACGTCTGATCGTCTGCCGTGAAAGCTTCGGCCCCGGCAGACGTCCAAAGTTTGCTCTGATAGGACGCGGAAGCGGTCGCAGCGTTCGCCAGGAAGGGCCACAGGGTTACTTCCGTGCCTTCCAGCAGGAAATACCGGGGCGTGCCCTCAACGGCTGTCAGAGCGTTCCATTCGGCCCGTGAGAGGGGGCGAACAATCGCTGTCCCCGCCTTGATCGTGATGCCGGGGGAAAGGCGGGCAAATCCCGCAGGCAAAGCGTGGACCTTGTTGGTGCCGTCGCCGGTCAGGGTGGTTGTTCCTTGCAACGCACCCCAATCGACGCGGCGGGCCAGTTCTTCGCCCGTCTCGTTGGCGAATTGCAGTGCCTCGATCCATTCGCGGGCGGAGTTTCCGACCACAGAGGTTGGGGATTGCATGCCGACGTTCTTTGCCAGACCTTGGGCGATGGTGATCAGGGTCATGGCGTCACCCCGGCGACCCGCACCCGCGCGCGGGCATAGCGGAAACTCATGTCAGCCCCGGAAACGGCGTCGTATTCCATCGCCAGAGGTGCGGTCAGGCCGGAAATCAACTCACCATCCCGCAGGTATTTCGCGGCCTCCATCGACACGGCGTAGAGGTAGAGGTTCGGATGACGCGCAAGCAGCCAGTTGCTGTCGGTCATGCTGTCCGTGATGGTCGGCACGCTGGCGTAATATTCAAGCGTCAGGTCTTCGTCGTTCCGGGCGATGATGTTGGTGCCGGAAATCGCGTAATATCCGCGCGTCTGGACCTGTTTCAGCGCCTGCAGGGGTTGGCCGATGTATTCCAAGCCTGACGTGTCGTAAACGCCGATGATTTCCTGCAGATCGGTCGGCAAGGCAGCGGTTCCGCTGGTGATCGTCACGGTGTCCGTGGTCACCTGCTCCGCACAGCGTAGACGCCGGTTGAAATCCGATTCCGCCAAGCGAACAAGCTGGGGAAACACGTCGGTAATCCCGACAGTCTTCACCCGCTCGATCACGGCGGTTTGCAAGTCCAGAAGGTCGGCGAAAGCCATCAGACGCGCCCCTCTTTCGTCCGCCATGCGCGGTTGTCGGCATCGTTCAGGAACCGCGACACATGCCGCATGTCGTCCTGCATGACCGCCTCATGCAACTGGTCGTAATAGACGTTCAGCGGGATCGAGGCGACCTTGTGCCAGTCGCCTTGCCACCCCTTGGAAGCCGCGTTCCGCATGTCGCGGTTGGCTTCCACGGTATCGTCCGCGTGGTAGTCGGTGCGATACGTTGTCGTCCCGTCGGGGTTCTGCCGCGCCCAAACGAAGCGCTTCAGCTTCAGGTCGCTGTCCGCCAGCGTCCATTCCCCGTCGCGGATGATCATTTCTCGTCCTTGACCCGCTCAAGGATGCCCTTCTCAAGGCCGTCCAAGAGCGTTTCCATCGTGACTTCCACTTCGGCCCCGGCGCGGACGCGGTTTAGTTCATTCTCGGTCGGCCAGAAATCCCGCAGAACGCGGGCCTTCACCATCTTGTCAGCCATTGGGTTCCCTCTCTGGAAAAGGCGGGGCCATTACAGCCCCGCCAGGTTGTCATCAGGTCGAAGCCGTCAGCCCGAAGACGTCGGCGACGACACCAAGGCCCTTCTCGTTCTTCGGCTTCAGAGCTCCTTCGCCGATCAGGACGAACTTCTGCGCGTCGCCGGTCTTCGCCACGTCCTTGTCTTCCTTGATCTTGCGGAACCAGCCGAAGGCGAGGTGTTCCGTGTCGATCAGGAAGGCGTTGCGGGCCAGG